GCGGCCAGAACTTCTTCACTTCTAAATGTATTTTTATCGGTGTACTTTAAAAGTACTTTTGGTTTAGGTCTACTCATATACGTAATTTCCTTATTAACTACGTATATATTTATCCTTTTTTACTAAAGTTTACCACCGTCCATTTGTATGGTTACTTCAGGCTCAACAGATTGTTGTGAATCCTGTAGTTCAACTAGGCGTGTCATAACCATGCTAATACTATCTGCAAGGTCTCTGTACTGTTTTGCATCAAGTTTAAGTTCTTTAGCAGATGTACGTTGTGCTACCTTAACAGATTGCAAGAAGTTTTCAATAGCGATAGTATTAAGAGGATTTCGAGACACGTGCCAATGTTTCCTTCATTTCTAAGTCTGTTGTAAATGGTCCTTCAAACCCATAACGTTGTAGTGTTATAAGTTTAGGACAGAATGATTTAACCCAACCTTTGTCAAATTTAATACAGTAATATCCTGCACAGTAAAGGCTTTTTGATTTTTTGCTTTTACTAAACAGTGGTAAGCCTTTTTTAACATCATACAAAGGATTAAAAGGCTTTGTGCTTGTTGGGTAATTATATACCTCGTGCTTCTGTTCTTGCTTTTCAATCTTTTGTTTAACCTGTTCAAAGAAGTTATCGCCGAAGGTTTGATGTATTTCGTCGATTGTGTCAAACTTAATTTTTTCTAGTTTTGTAACTAGATAGTAACAGTTAGTATCTTTTTGTAGTGTACCAACTTTTCTACCTCTGTCCTGTACAATCCAAAACTTATTAGGCACTAACTGCTTGGCTAATAGTTGTTGCATGTTTTCCTCCGTATCTTGCGTTTAAAGGTTCAGCGAATGACTGAGCCTGTTCTGTTATTTTGTTTAGTTCGTATGAACCAGCAAACTGTACTAGTCGCACACCAACTTGTTTAATATCCTTTGCACCATCAATTGCTTCAGCAATAGTTGTAGCAATTAACGTTTTAATATCATCAGGTTGTGCTGTTAGGTCACAAAGTGTAACGTTACGAGTATAGTCGTCTAGTACACGATGTTCTTCTCCTAAATGATCTGTCCAACGTTGTAGCATAAGATTATTCCAGTTATAACCTTTAGCATCTTTATCATCATATGCTTCTAGCAAACCGACTTTGTTCTTAGTGCCTTTTTTACGAACACCTGGATATGCACTAAACACATTATCACTAGTATCACCACGCATACATTTTTCAAATAGTAACCATTGTGGGTCAGGTGCAGGCTTTGCTTGTTTTGTTTTCTTGTCGATTACATGTTGACCTTTTTCATCAAAGTAACCTTCGTGTGTAATGGTTGTCTTCATAACACCATTATACTGTTTAACATTAGGTGCAATAAGTTGTGCAAAGTCACCGTCAGTTGAAATAATAACATGATTGTCATTAGGGTGTGCTTGGATCCAACCTGCAATCAAATCATCTGCTTCAAGTTGTTTGTGTTGTAATACAGTACAATTTGTTTTGTTACGAATAAATCCTGTAAACTCATCAAACGTTTCCCAGAATACTTGTTCTTCTTCTTGTTGTGAAGGAGTAAGTGCATCACGAGTTTCTTGTCTATTACGTTTATATGGCTCGTAATAGTCTTTGCGCCAACTACGTCCTTCCAAGCAGAATACTACGTGACTGCCATCGAAGTCTTTCCATGCTTTTCTAATGCTTTGAAATGTAGTATGTAGTGCCATACCGATCTTAATATCAGCATCTCCTCTTACTGCATGTCTAGCACGAAAAAATGTGTTTGCTGTATCTACAAGAATATAAGTCATTATTTCCTCATCAAATATTTCATTTTATACCATTTAGCAAAGTCGGGATTGTATACCATAGTTTCATGTACCTGCTTTGCACTTAGTTGATCTGATCTGATACAATCGGCAAGTACTTGGTAGTCTTCTTTTTTATATCTACTTTGCTTTTTTATAATTGTTTTTGTCATTAGTATCCTACTGTTTTGAGTTGAATTGCTTTATCTAAATCTTCTAGCGGAGCAAAGCCATGATCAAATAAATCAAATGCTATGCTTACTCTTTTGTTATCTTGCTTGTGTTCTGGTACACTGTGCAATACATAACTAGGAAAGAATGTAAGTCCGCCTTTAACATTTTCAAATCCTACTTTAACTTGTTCATCTACAGGACAATAGTATACAGTCTGAGTGTCATAGTTGTCAAGATGTATATTACCACTTAGGTAAGAAAAGTTTTGAGCACCATGACCATGTTGTGTAATAGGTTGTCCTTTGTGTACTACGTTCGCCCAACTAAACATATACAAATTTCTAACAGTTGTGCTATTAGAGTTCATGTATTCTATATACTGTTCTTTAATCCAGTTTAACAAATTCATAAACTGTGGAATATTCTGTGTAATTTGAAAAAGATTGTATGCACTGTACTGAGCAGTAAGACTATTTTCACCTAGTCCTGTACCTCCGTCACCGCCATCACTGTCTTTCTTTAACGTCTTAATAAGTTTTTCTTCGTTATCGATTAGCCAGTTTCTAATAAAATCAATTTCTTCAGGATTAGGATATACAGCATTCCAAAAAGGAATATTCCATGTAGGAGCATATTCATTTAGTGGGTGTATACTTTTCCAAACTTGTAGCATTAACTAACCTCTGCCTTACCGTTTCCTATATCTTTTGTGTTTACAAAGCCAGCACCCATCTTAGTTTCTGGACTTGCTATACCTTCTTCTTTAGCAATGTTACCGCAAAGTTCCTTAAACCATCCGTCAACAATTTCTTCTTCGCTATCACCTTGATAACCGTTTAGTCTAAGTTCTCTAATAAAGTACTCGTTCCAGTCAAGTTCAAAGAAACCGTTACGTGGATTGTTGTCTTTCATTTCTACGTTAAGAACTGCTACATATGGCTCTTTCTTTTTTGTTGCCTCTGCTTTTGCATCAGTTCCAGGTTCTTTTGATACAGAAGCAGGAACATGATTTTTATTAAACATTTTTTTAAGTTTATCTAACATTATAGTCCTGCCTTTCTTGCTTTTTCATCTAGTGCTTCTTGTTTATGTTCCCCAGGCGTTTCCGAAGATGTCGACGTGTAGTCTGGGTGTATAGCGCCAACCTCGCTCCATTGCCAATGTTGCGACTCCTCTTGTGTTGAGTTTGTATTCTTCCGACCTACCCCCAAGCGGCATAACATAGACTGGAACATCGATTCCTTCGCCACGGTACGCTTCAACTGCTTTGGAAACTTCGTCCACATCTTCTTCGGTAGCCACAACAAACTTGAAATACATACTACTATCAGGTACGTCAAAGTACTGCCTAGCAATATCAGGCTTGATAGCAGTATCCCAAGGCTCTCCGCTAACGGAAAGTTTTGGACTGCACGACCAAGTGATATGAAATGATCTTTCGTTGTTGAGCCACTCTCTGAAATCATCTCTAAGAGGTTGCGTTGTATTTGTTTCAAATGTAACATTTTTTAGATCTCCCATTTTAGGGTGTTTAAATAGATCCATGTATAACCTTTGCCACCCTAGCAGAGGTTCACCGCCTGTTAAGATAAAATGAACATCCTGTCCATTATCCATCGTCCACTTACCTTGTGGAGTAAGACTCAATACATAATCAACTACTTCGTCAACTGTATGGTCTTTCATATACTTTTTAAATTCAGGATATATACTCGCATACGTATCACAGCCTGTGTGAACAATAGGCAAATCCTCGAACTTATTTACCTTGTCTAAAATTCCATCATCAAGAAGTGCTTTTACTTCTGGATTATACTTAATACCTTGTTCTGCTTTTTCTGCTCTATTAGGGTGCTTGTCTAAACCAAAGTTCATACAACGAAAGTTACAACCAAATGTACGCAAGAAAACAGAAGGTACGCCAACAAAACGTCCTTCACCTTGAACACTATAAAATGCTTCACTATATCTTAATTTCATTTACAACTCCTATTATATATTATAGTGCTTATTTAGGTTTTTGTCAACCATTAACATCCAGTACTTTCTTCAAACATTTCCATTTGTGTAACGTCTTTTTTGGTATACTTTTGTTTATTTGGTATAACACCCCTAACACCACCTGCGGGTTCTTCCATATCTCCGTCTCTACGGAAAATTAAATGGACATGTGGATACATAACAGTTTGGCCTGCACTAGTACCCATATTGATTCCTACATTAAATCCTGTAATTAGGTTAGTTTCTGCTTCAACATTCATTGTACCCATTTCCATAGCAAATTTGAAACATTTTAAAATACATTCTTGTGTATTTTCTTTTGGTACAACAAGTGTATGCCCTAGTGTTACTGGATAGATATCTTCATAAACAACATAATCTCGTGTATCGTATGTAACTTTAGTCCACGGTGCTCTGCCTTCTTCTTGTGCTTTTGCTAAGGTATCGATCATTTAGTACTCCTGTATCCAAACAGAGGCGGCGTAACCCTTACCGTTAGTATCTCCTCCGTTATTATCTATGTCATTGCCTTCGTAAGTAATACCACGTACTACATCTTCTCCGTTTGTAGTTTCACTATACTGAATTTTCAGTTTACTCGGATCAAAATCTCCTACAGTTTCTACAATGCCATCAAAGAATGTACCTTTTTCTAACGAAAGCATTTGTACAATGTATGTGCCTTTGTCAGGATATGTATCTTCAACACTATCAAGAATTTCAGTTTCGTAATCTGTTTCTTCACTGATCTTGCTGGCCCAGTCATTAACATTTTCATTTTCAATTATTGTTTCGATATGCTTACTACTATATTCTAAACCGTCTACTTCGTTTACTTCTATTTGAGCATTATCAATAGTAACTGCATGAATATGTTCAAACTCGTTAGGCATTTCGTACCACGAACTACAAGCACCAATGCCTTCTTCGTCATCACTTAAAAAGTTTGCTTTTGGCGGTACACTATCAATATTTTCAAAGTCAAATGTACCTTCTTCTGCGTTTAACAAATAGTTACATAGATCATTATCTCCATGTTCATCTACAATAGGTTTCCAAAAGTCATATGCTTCTTTTGAAATACTAGCATAGGCGTGTTCAGCACCGTATCCCCATAATTGAATATGATAGTATCTAGGACCTTTAATATTATCTAGTGTTTGTTGTTGTTCTTTAAGCGTGGCCATGGGTTAGTTCCTCTGTAATATATCTTTTAAGTTCTTTATCTTGTACATCATGTGGAATATCATTTTTGTAAAAGATTCTATAACTGTCCGATCCATATTTTCCGATACCACATAGTTCAGTAGCATCCTGGCCGTCCCAACTTAGCCATTGTTGACTCATTTTCCAAATGCGTTTAGCACGAACGTTTTGCATACCTAGTGGTTGCAACACTTCAGCAATTTCTTCTACTGTTGAATATAATAAAATACCAGCAGTAGGCCAACGTTCAAAAAACTCTTTAAGCACAGGTTTAGTTTGACGTCTGTCAACTTGATTTAAACAGATAACACCAACCATATGTTGCCAACTGTCTTCAACCTGTTGTTGTACCATTAGGTCGTCTCTCATAGTGGTAATTTTCCTGTATAAAGATCAATACTTAAACTAATCATTCCCATAGCAAAAACTGTAATAATAAAAGCCTGTGCAATGCGTACAGCAATATAATCATACATTAATATAGTTCCTCAATTTTATCGCAAATTTTTAACTTCTTCGCTTCTTCTGCACTTAACCAAACGTCTTGTGGCGGAAGAAGAATTTCTTTAATCTTTGCTTCAGTCATGCCCAAGCATTTTTTATAATGATTAATCATACGTTCTGTGCTTAGTTCAAATTCTCTTACACGGGCATATAGTTCGTGTTCTTTACCTCTGCTACCCCAACTGTATTGATGTGATAGAATAGAAGTATTAGGTGTTAGTATACGTTTGCCTTTTTGTCCAGCAATAAAGATTAAAAAACCGCAACTTGCAATAAGTCCAAGTCCTACTGTTTTAATAGGTATACTGCTTGACTTCATTACATCAATTAATGCAAATGCCGCATGTACATCACCGCCTGGTGAATTAATAATAATTGTTAATTGTGGTAAAGGATTGTCTGCAAGGTTATGATTCATAACCCATCTAATTGCATCTTTGCACGAAGCAGATGTTATTTGATCCATCAAAAGATAGACGCCATTGCTGTCTATGTTTTGTACTTGCTGTTGTTGTTGTTCTTTTTTAGCCATATGTTCCTACGTTTTCCCAAGGATATACTAACCATACGTCTTCCTCGGCTTTGTTTACTTCATCACAGTGATATGACACTCCGTCAAATTCACTTGATAAGTTTTCTGTTAATACTGCAAAACGAACATTGCCGCCCCAAACACGTTCCCATTTAGGATCGTTAGGTAAACAACTTGCTTGCCAGTCTTGTTTAATCCAGTTAAATGTAGCACCTGTATCGTTAATATCATCTACAATAAGAATTTTCTTTTCTAATGGCCCACCTGTTACTTTGTCAGAGTCTTCGTATACATAACCAAACGCATCTTCACTCATCCATGCATTGCTTTCACTTTCACTATTATCATCACGTAAACTTACTTTGATTGCTTCGCAACGAATGCCAGTCATGTTTGAAATAATAGTTGCAGGTACATTACCACCTCGTGTAATACCTACAATGTAATCAGGACGCCAATTGTCTGAATACATTTGATTTACGATATTGGTACACATAACTTCTACATCATGCCAAGTATAAAACTTCTTTTTAATCTGCATTTACTTCTACCCCTGTAATCTTATCCCAACGAAAACTACGCCAGCCTTTTGCATTTACGTCCCATACCACGCAAACGTTTTCACTTACTTTGCGTACTTTTTTCTGCGATGCAGGATCTTCTTTTGTTGCAGGTGGAACAACATCTTCTTTAAGTGTGCAGGTCATTACACGTTCATCGCCGTTAAGTTTATTAAATTTTACTACTACATTACCACTATGCAATACATTATACAACCAGTCTCGTGTTTGTTGTTCGTTAAACTTTTGTATATCAATGTTCGAGTTCATATTTTTCTCTCAAGTAAGTTTCATTATCTACCCATTCACCATCTCTAATGAATCCCCATTCTCTCATTTTAGGTCCTGGGATAAACAGTGTCCAAGGTGTAACGCCAGGCTCTAGTTCAATCCTATGTAGACTTTTAGAACCGTTAAATCTAAAGTGCCCAGGCTTCCTCCAAAAACGTCCTTTAGGAGTAGTTTCCCAATATCCGCCTTTTAGAATAAGTGTAAAATAAGGCCACGGATGATCATGCAAATCATCTAAGTCACCTTTGTGGAATTTATGTAAGAATACATTAAACGGAAAACGTTTACGATCTTTTAAAAACAAATAATAACGTGTTAGATAAGGTTCGTTTGCATAGCGATCCATAATAACACGTTTACGACCAATTAGGTCTAGCCAATCTAAAAAGTCAAACCCACCTATCCATTTAAAAAATCTAAAACGGAACGTCATCTTTATCCTCATTGTTTTCTTTGTCTGCTTCTACCATAGTATAAACATACATAAATTGATCCCATAATGCTTTACAAGTAGGATTACTTTTAACTAGATCTGTGTCAATGTAAGTACCACTTTCATTATAATTAGACCAACCGTCAGTGCTTATAGTAAATGTACCAGTATTGTCTATATCTTCTGCAATACTGTAACTAGGTGCAAAATCTGTATTAGCACTAGTGTAATATTCGCCTTCTGTTGTTACAGGCTCATATGTTACAGTTGTAGGAATTTTTATCTCTGTTTTAGTCATAATTATCTCGGAGCAAACTCCTGTTGCAATTTAATATTGTCCATAAATTCTTTTTTAGTACCTGGATCGTCTTTGAAACTACCTTTAAGTACTGTTGTTTGTGTAAGACTGCTATGAGCCATAATACCTCTGTTCTCACAACATCCGTGTGTTGCTTGAATATACACTCCTAAATGTTTTGCATCTGTTGCTTTTTCAATCTCACGTGCAATGTCATTAGCAAGTTCTTCTTGTAGTGTACCACGTCTAGCACACCATTGTGCGATACGTGTGTATTTAGAAAGTCCAATTACTTTACCATTAGGAATAACACCAATATATGCTACACCTGTTACTGGTTGATGATGATGCGAACAAACACTCTTAAGTTCACTGCGTACTACTAACATACCTGTATATGCATCTTCACCATCATTAGGAAATGCAGTTGCATTAGGAATCTTATCATACCGTCCTGCCATTAGTTCGTTGTAATACATTTTTGCAAGACGTCTTGCTGTACCTTGTGAATTAGGATCTGTAAATCTATCGATAATTAGTGTATCTAATACTTTTTCAAATGCTTCAGTTGCTTCTTCAATTAGTTGTTCTTTTTCACCTTCGTTAATAAAGTCACTAATATTGTCGCCTGCCCAATAGCGTTTATTTGCTTCTTGCAAACGTTTTGTAATTTCTCTTGTTTTTTCCATTTATTTCTCCGAGTTTAAGACGTGGATGTCTCTTCATTGTATGATTGTAACACATTCTTTAGTTTTCTGCAACTAAAATATTCATCACTTAAGAATTTAACTAACCGATCTAGATTTACATAATGTTTCTTATGGTCATTCATAATCCAATGAATTTTTTCAATTAACTTATCTTTATTTGCAATATAACTATCCCAGTCTGTAGTCCATTCGCTTGGATACTTGAAATAGTCATCATACATTTCTGTATAACTTAATCTATCAGGCATAAGCGGAAACGAATTTACAATCGCACCTTCATATGCACTAATGCCTAATGTTTCTTGTAGGTTAGCACTAAAGATCATTTTACTTTCGCCTAGCAAGTTGTGATACTCGACTTTGCTTAATCTTTGATCTTGACAAACGACAAATTCATAGTCGCCTTGTAATGTTTCTTTTAAATCTCTAAAAATTTCAGGTTGTTTTTCTGGAGCAACTCTGTGAGGAAACAAAATTAAGTTTTTCTTCTGCATACCTTTAAATGGAACAAGTGAGTCAGCAGTATATTCCATAGGCCAACCTGTACGCACAATTTTTTTACTTTCACATAGTTTATCTGTGTCTTCTTTACTAATGCCTAGTAATTCTTTAGCAAACATATCTATATGAAAATTACTAGCAAAGTAATTATGGTTAAAGCATTCAAAGAAACTTTTCTCTGCGTGTCTTACCCAAGGTTTATTACCTACTAGTCTACCTAAAAAATCTGCAGGATCATAACTACCCGCATGCCATAATCCATGTGTTATTACATCAATACCTAACAATTCGGCCATGTATTTGATGTTAATAATACCTGGATGCCAAGCGTCTGTGAATAGTATATGATCCCCAGATTTAACTTTTCCTTTTGTAAAGGCTCTAGAAATCTTTTCGATCTGTGTAGACTTGTAAATGTTAGTACCACCAAAGTTTAAGAAAGCACCTGGTGTAGTAGCATCTGGAATATCATCAGCACCGTCAATAATTTCAACAGTTACTTTATTTTTATCAAATACACTAGTACTAGAAAGTATTTTAGGTACGTGTACCTTCCACTCACTTGTGTAACGTGTTTCAACACTTTCTAAGTCTACTAACCAAATCTTCATTCCTAATTCCTTTGCCTATTACGCTTACGAGCCAACTTTTTCTTAAGTCGGTTCTTATGTCTGTTATACATTTGCCAAGGATAACTTGCATTGTTATACAAGTCCTTCTCATCAAACACATAACTCTTAGAGTCACCGTGAACCCAACTGTTCACGCACCAATCCTTGTATGATTCAAGGTCGTTAAAGATCTTTACGATCTCTGGGTGGTCTGCAAAATATGACACTGTCATCTCCTTTAATATTTTGCGTACTCGATATGGGCACCGTTTTCTCCATCTTCGCTAACGTCGATGTGTACTTCTCTGCCCGGGTGTTTAGCAATAATCTGATTGTATAGATCATCGCAGATCATTTCACAACTCTTGTAGTCTAGTTCAAGTGTCTTCTCCTCGTACAGTTTTTCTAACCATCTTTTGAATTGAATAAATTCGATATCTCTGTCGTTGTGTGTAACAGTAATACCAACCTTGAAATGAAATATGTGTCTGTGGGGATATCCCAAAAACGAAACATCATATTCATCACCTGTTGCAAGACTAGGATCTTCTAGTGCCGCAGGATACTTATGGATACCTTCCTTGCGGAAAGTCACCCAAATCATTCTCTTTGCCGTATTCATAATACGTCTGTGATTGTCTTCTGCCATTGCTTCCTTCATCATGTTATCAGTTATACTCATATTATAGTGCCTTTCAGTGCTGTTGTCAAGTTAATCTTTAGGTTCGTCATTGCCATATTTGCTCCAATCTGTAAACTTATCACGTTCTAGTAAGCCGTGTACAGGTTGAATCCAAACTCCGGGATTAGAATGATCAAAATCAGCATCGTCGATTTTGATACAAGCATTATAGTTTAATTGATTTACATAAGGAAGTTTTACTGATAACATACTAATAAACTTGTGTTTTTCGTTAAAACCCATTTCTAGTACCCATTCGTGATACTTAACA